GACAAATAAAATAAAACCTTTTATTAAGTTACTTAAGAAAAAGAGATTTATTTGTTTTTGTGGTAGTATTGTACAAGCTGAATTATTAGGTAAAAAGAATGCTATACATTCTAAAATGAAAGATAGTACACCAGCTGAAGTTATTGATAATTTTGATAAAAGGAAAATAAATAGTATCTTTGCAGTAGGAATGTTGCAAGAGGGTCAAAATCTTTCAGGTATTGAAGCAGGAGTAATTATTCAATTAGATGGAGTAGAAAGACCATTTACACAAAAAAGTGGTAGAACTTTAAGAGCAGATGAGCCAATTTTATTAGTATTTTATTATAAAGATACCAGAGATGAAGAGTACATGCAAAATATAATCAAGGATATAGACCCTGAATATATTAACATAGTTACAAGTGCAGAGGAAATAGATATTTTATAATCTTAAAAAAGTTTTATTATGAATTCAGTTAAAGAGAATATTCCTAGAAAGGATAATATTAATATAAATGTTATCCTTTCTTATGGAATTGAAGCAGCAACTATTATTATGGAAGCATATAATAGTAATTCTGTACAGAGTAAATTAATAAATATTGAAAAAATTGCTAAATTAGATAATATTAAAGATGAAGCTAAGGTAAAATTTATAGGAGATGTCCTAATTAGACCTAAGTTTAAAAGATTATTTATTGCTAATAAATTAAGAAAAAAATTGGAGGAAAAAAATGAGTAATGGTATTAATATAACCTCTAATATATTAGAGAAACATAATGTTAGCTTCCAAGAAGCTGTTGTATTACTAGCTTTATATTACCATGTAGATTTGGATAAAACTGTTCCTATTTTATTAGAGAAAGGATATGTTAGTAGAAAGTATTTTATGACTAAACCTACTAATGAACTTTTTATAATGGATAAAGGAGTAGCAGTATTAGAGGACCTTACATTAGAGTCTGATAAAGATGTACCTGCCTTAGATAGATTAAAAGCACTTGCTGTTAAATTACAAGTCATTTATCCTGAAGGTAAGAAGCAAGGAACTAATTATTACTGGAGAGGTAATGTTCCTGATATTGTAAAGAAACTACAATCTTTTTTTAAAAAATATGGTAGTAACTATACAGATGAACAATTAGTAGATGCAACTACAAGATATATGCAGTCTTTTAAGAATGATATAACTTATATGCAATTACTTAAATACTTTATTTGGAAAAAAAGTCCTGATAAAGGTGATGAAGTAAGTGAGTTGATGAATTATATTGAGAATGCTGGTGCTGTTGAGAATAGATTAGACCAAAATTGGACTAGTAAATTAAAGTAAAAAATGAAGATGATGAAAAGATTAAGAGAACATGCTAAAAAGCTAATTAGTGACTTCCCTTTGCTTAAAGAGGATATTGATAATATCATGAATGAAGCAGAAGAAAAATATGAAGAAGAAGGATTAACTGAAAGTGATATAGTTAGTTTTTTAATTAGAATTGATGAACTATTATAATGGAATTATATAATAGAGTTATAGATGATTTAATAACAAGAAAGAATAGATTAGAAGAAGGTAAAGTTAATTCAATACCTTTTAGTTTACATAGATTCTCTACAGAATTGCCTGGAATTGAGCAGAAAACAACCTATCATGTTACAGCAAGTACTAAAGTAGGTAAGACACAATTATCTGATTATTTATTTCTTTATACTCCTTATTTTTATGCATTAAAAAATAAAGAAAAAATTAGATTAAAGATATTTTATTTTACTCTTGAAATGAGTAAAGAACAAAAGTATCAGCAATTTATGTGTCACTTATTATTTATGCTTTCAAGAGGTAATATAAGAATTACACCAAAAGATTTAAGAAGTGCTGATATTAGAAACCCTTTATCTCAAGATATTCTTGATATATTAGCTTCTGATACTTATAAGCAATATTTTCAATTCTTTGAAGAGACTGTTGTATTTATTGATAATATTAAAAATCCTTTTGGGATTTATAAATTCATGAAACAATATGCTCAGTCTAACGGTGTGCAGCATACTAAAATAGTCCCTTTTATTAATAATAATACAGGAGAAGTTGAATCTCAACAAGAAATTGATGATTATTATGAAGCAAATGACCCTGATGAATATGTTGAATGTGTTATAGACCATATTGCTTTATTAAGCCCTGAAAAAAATGGTACATTAAGGGATGCTATTGTAAAATTCTCTTCTGAATATTCTATTACTTTAAGAAATAAGTATAGATATATTATGATTATAGTTATACAACAAGCTGCTGCTCAAGAAGGTAATGAGAATAGAAAGTTAGGAAAGTTACAACCCACTTTAGATGGTTATGGTGATGCTAAAGTAATAGCCAGAGATGCTGATGTAATTATTGGTTTATTTAGTCCTTTTAGACATGGCATACAAAGCTATGAAAATTATGATATAACTAAATTTAGAGATAATATAAGATTCATGGAACTTATTGCAGGTAGAGAAGGAGGAGGTGGAACAGTATGTCCCTTATTCTTTGATGGAGGTGTTAATTTCTTTAGTGAATTACCTTTACCTAATGAATCTGAGTTATTAAAATCTAGCTTTAAAATGCTAGATAGAATTAGAAGTGGAGAGATTATTCTAAGAAATAATCTGATGATGATGTTATATGGAGCTGATAAATACACTCCTAAGTTTTTACAATCAACATTACATAAAACTAGAAAAGTAATGTTAAACAATTTATTAAATTAATGGGAAAGATTTTAATTGTGCTAGGACCAACAGGGTCAGGAAAGAGTAGGAGTACTAAAAACTTAAATCCAAAAGAAACAATCATTATTAATACTTTAAAAAAGGATTTACCTTTTAGAGGGTCAAGAACATTGTATTCTGAGGCTAATAAAAATATGGTTAGTATTGATACTTGGGATAAAGTAGTACCATTTATTCAGATGGTTAGCTCTCAAGCTCCAGGTATTAAAACTATCATTATTGATGATGCTAGATTCATAATGGAAAAAGAATTTATGAAGAGAGCAAAAGAAGTTGGATATACTAAGTTTACTGAGTATGCTCAGCATTTTCATAGTATTATTGAAGCTGCTGAACAAGCTAGAGTAGATTTAAAAGTAGTAATGATGCTACATGATGATGATATTATCAATGATAAAACTATTGTTGGTAAAAAATGTAAGTTAGTTGGACAAATGGTAGAAGCTCATTATAATCCAATTGAAGTAGTATCAATGTGTTTATATTGTGCTCCTAGTTTTGATAAAAACAATGAGCCAGTATTTCAATTTTATACAAGGAAAGCTCTTATTAATGGTATAGAAATACCTGCTAAGACTCCTGAAGAAATGTTTGAATCAAAAACAATACCAAATGACTTAGCTTTAGTATTTACAGCTATGGATGAGTATTATAATTAAAAATAAATAAAAAGTAAGAAAAAATGAGTGATTTAAGTAATTTTAAAGTAAATGCTATTAAAAGCATGTCAAGAGATTTAGTATCTTTACAAAGAAAACTTGACCGTATCAATGAAAAAGAAGCAGAATTGTTAAACAAAAACAAAACTGAAAAAGAAGAGTTAGAAACTGAAATTAAACGTATACATGAAGCTGCTATAGCTTATACAGGTGGTAAAACAATTGAAGAGGTACTTAACCCTCAGTCTGTTATTTCTCCATCTACTTCAGTTTTAGCCAATAATATTGATGAAACTGCTACTCCTGAAGAAATTGATGTAACAGCTGAGTTGAGAAGTCAACAATCTGAAGATGAGATTCTTGAACCTACTAATACTCCTACAGAAGAAATAGTACTTTAAAAATAAAAAAAAATATCCTTTAATATATAAAAATAGAAAGAGTAATGAAAGAAGAAGAAAAATTAAGTAGTGGTTCATTGTTTATGGCATTTGGTGGTGGTAGAGAAACTACAGATGCAGTAGTTTATCCTAAATACATTGGTATTGGTGTATTCAATGTAATTGCTTTAAATCCTACTATGGCTGAATCTGAAAAGATTTATGGTAGAGAACTTGAGAAAGAACCTGAATATACTTCAGTAGAAGAAGAAACAGGTGTTAATCAAGTAAGACTTGACTTTATTATTAAAACAGTACCTGATAAAAATAATGGTATTGAATTACTTACTAAACAAAGCTTCTTCCTTAAACAAGAAGATAAACTGAATAAAGATAAAACTAAAGTTCAGGTTATCAATGCTTATGGAGAATGTACTTGGGTAGGTGTTGATGATGTAGCTACTGGAGCAATCCCTGAAAAAGTTGCTACTTGGTTTGAAGGACCTTACAAAAAAGTAGTAGTAGGTGAAGAAGAATTAACTGCCTTCTTAAAAGTGTATTTGAATATTCCTAATAAGTCTTACAAAAAGAAAAATGGGGAAGTTGTAACTCTTGATAATATATCTGATGCTGAAGCAAGATTAGATAATATTGCTAATTATTTTACAGGTAATGTAAAAGAAATTAAGGAACTTATCAAGTTACAACCTGAAAATAAAATCAAGTTAGCAGTAGGTATTAAAACTACAGATGAAGGTAAACAGTATCAAGATATTTTTAGTAGAATGCCTATTAGAAATAGTATTGCTGATTACTCTAAAGTAGATGCAGCTATTAAAGATGCTAAGGCTAATAATGCTTATTCTAAAACAGAATTTAGTATTGAACCTTTGCATGAATATGTAGTAAATGCTACTACATTTACAGAAGCACCAGCTGGACAACCTCCAGTAGCAGCTGCTGATTTAGGTAGTTTCTTTGGAGGTAATGATTTACCTATGTAAAATTTAATTATGGGATTTGGAAAAAGTAGAAAAGATAGTATGTCTATCAATGAATTAAGTAGTATAGTATCAGAATCTAAGATATTAGCTTATTATTTAGGTATAACAGAACTTCCTTGTTTAATACATTCTCCTTTAAGAGTAGATAATCATCCCTCATTAAGTTTAAATACTTATGATGGTGAACATATATTCTTTAGAGATTTTAAAACTCAAGAAAGAGGTAATACCTTTAATTTACTACAATTAATGTGGGGACATACTACTATACAAGAAACTATTAACAAAATAACTGAAGAGTTATTAGATAATAGTAACTTATTAGAACCTAACTATACATTAAACTCCAAATTAAATAATATAAAAGAAATTAAGATTAATAAAACCCCAGTAACACTACAAGTTAAAGTTAGAGAATGGAAGGACTATGATA